GGAGACTTTGTTCCCGTTACAACACGAGCAATTGACTATGTGTTCCATAAATACGAAGTAGTTGTGGATTGGCTTGCAACAGATTTCCCAGGCGTTGCTCCTGAGAAGGGAACTCTTTTGACGACTGCTGAGCTCACACCCATTCTACAAGCGGCTGTAGCAAAGGGGTGGAGTTCTACCACAGACAAAGTGCTCGCAGGCTTGTTGGGTGGATGGGGAGCGGGTTACACTGGATTAGTAAAGTACACACCTCCTTTGTATGAGGTGGTTGTGGACTGGCTTGCAACAGACTTCCCTGGCATTGCTCCCGAAAAAGGAACAATCCTTCATGACACACAACTCACATCTATTCTAGAAGCAGCCGTAGCAAAGGGGTGGAGTTCTACCACCGACAAGGTCCTAGCAGGCTTGACGGGTGGATGGGGAGCCGGGTACACGGGTTTGGTAAAGTATACACCTCCTTTGTATGAGGTAGTTGTAGACTGGCTTTCAACAGACTTCCCTGGTATTGCTCCTGAAAAAGGAACAATCCTTCATGACGCACAACTCACTCCCATTCTAGAAGCAGCCGTAGCAAAAGGGTGGAGTTCTACCACCGACAAGGTTCTAGCAGGCTTGTTGGGTGGATGGGGAGCCGGTTACACTGGATTAGTAAAGTACACACCTCCCATGTACAAGGTAGTCGTAGACTGGCTTGCAACAGATTTCCCAGGTATAGCTCCAGAAAAAGGAACAATCCTTCACGACACACAACTCGCACCCATTCTAGAAGCAGCTGTAGCAAAGGGGTGGAGTTCTACCACTGACAAGGTCCTAGAAGGCTTGTTGGGTGGATGGGGAGCAGGTTACACAGGACTAGTAAGGTCGGAGTAAGGTCGGAGTAAGGTCGGGTTCCTCTCCGGTGTTTTAGTCTGTGCATGAGGCTGAATGAAGTGGACGGAATCCCGTTGATGTTGCATTTTTAATCGTAAAGTAGTCACAAAAAAGCATCTTCCAGAGTGGTGTGAATACTCGTATGAAGATTGTAAATCCAATAGCAAAAAAAATAGTAAAACGTCTTTATCACATTGTTGTATTTAAATAGTAAAGTTATAGATACTTATACTACCCAATCCAAATGATACAAAAAGTGCTAATAAGCTATATTTACGCAAGTAAAAACTTGCCCATATTATAGATATCATTAACAATGGCTTTTCGAAATAAATAGAAATAGCACCTATAAATGTTGCCATAAAAAGAGGAACTATAGGATCAAATACAATAGTCGAAAGAGTGTAGTCTAAATAAATTAAACTTGCAATCGACAACCAGCTTCCTAACATCGCACCCGCACTCTGTGAAATCCAATCTGGAAGCTGTTGTGGACGTTTCTCTAACATATGAGCATAAATAGCCAATATACATGCAGAGATTATAAAGAATAATGCGTATTTGTAATACTTGTAACTTGAATAATATACCCAAAATGCACATGCCACGTAACTTATACACAATAACACTAAAGTTGTATCATTTTCATCTTGTGTGTACGAGGTGATCGCATATATAGATTTGTAAATAGAAAGGCCGAATATTGGAGTCCAAATAGAAAACGCTTGGTTATAGGGTGTTATCCGCGAAGGAGTACCATTAGAAACAGAGTTTACACCCCATTTAAGTAATGAAAAAAAAGTAAAAAGTATTCCTAAAAGGAGAGATACTCCACCCACATAATTGTACATTTGTTATTTGTTATTCTTTTTTTTTTATTTGGAAACAAACAATTTTTAGAAATGAACAAATTTTTGTGGGCTTGTCTCCATCATTAGTTGTCGCTTATTTTCACTTTTCTTTTTTTATCTTTCCATTTGAAGTTCTTTAAAAAAAAAACAAAACACTCTAAAAATCCACTGATGAAGGTTCATAAACAGTTTGAAGTTTCATTTTACTAAAAAGCTCTCTTGGATTGTGCAAGAAAGTTAAATAGTTGAAAGATGTTGTTGAATAAATAATCATAATTTAGAGGTGTAGCAGGTGCACCAAGCAATGCGCATCGCATCATTCCATATGAGCGTACTCTCATTACAAAGTGGAATCGTCATGTTTTTAATGTAATGCGAGACACTGACAAAATAGCGTTATGAGTATTGTGTTTATCGTGTGATACGTCGATAGTACGAGCGGTTTAACTGTGAGAATCCACATCGAGACAACATGTGTGGTATCACACGTCTTTCCGTTGCGAAATCGTGATTATGGTCTTTGAGTCGAGGATACCCTCTTCTATAGTATGCGTTCTGGTCAAAAACCGACAGGTCGTATGCATGAATGTGTATGTTATTACAAAGGTGAGCGGCCAAACGAAGTGCGTAGTAACCCAAACTCGGGTTGTAAATGATCTTCCGGTCAACCATACTTCTCGATTTTCTTGATCGAACTAGAGGAAAAAACGCCTCTTGGTCTTTGAACTCATGGTGGGTCAAGTACGAGCGTGGTTGGTGACATGCGCGACGAATGTTCTGATGCATACTCCCCATGATGTATACATTGTAGTATGCAGCCTTTTCCACGGGCTCAGTGAGCCATTGTACGTTCATACGTGCGCCCACATATTTTTTTGTACAAGAATGTCGTCCTACGCGCATTACAAGGTCGAATGTGCGTAAAACGCTGTGTCTCCTTCGTTCAGCGCCACCAATAACCGCGCAATGGTTGAAAACCATCGCCCCTAGAATGTCTTTGCTAGGTAAGCATTTACTGCCATTGATCCATTGTTTCCGTAAGATGCGTGGTATGTGGTCGACTGTATCTGGTAAAAGTGGGTATTTAGATGCAACACTGGAAGTCAGACCGATGGTAACGTTGTGTCCTTTACAGACACGGTTGTGCATAGGTAATATTATTTTATACCATGTTTATAATATTTTCTATAATTTTACATAAAAAAAAATTAATTTTATTAAACTCAGTAGGATTTAGTGTCAGTATGTGAGTTTTGATACAAATACTATGTATCAAGCGGGCGAATACGCGCTTTTATATTGTATACTCGCGATTTTCCCGAAATGATGGTCTTCTTTTAACGTCCACTGTACACGTCCCAATAATAGCCAGTAAGATTATTTTCAGTTTTGAAAACGTATCCTTTTTTGTATCCTTCGAATTGAGAAGATGGAATATATTTCAGAGGAAATTCTTTATTGTTTTTTGTTTTTTCAGTTTTTCTTTGCTGACAGAGTAAAAAAACGACAATCCCAATCATCACCAAAATAATGAAACTCTTCATTCAATTTACTTTTTTTATTAAAAACATTTTAAACCTTAGATTTGTCACACAAGGATTTTTTTTGCGAATATGATCGAAAGTCTCAAAAGTCTCAAAGTTCACAACAAACTTTGATGTTGTAGTCATGTAAAAATAAAAATATAATTTTGTAATTTTTTTTTTCAAAAATTTTCAAAAAGCTTGTTTGAGACTCTAGGACTCTGAGACTCTACAGAGACTCTACAGAGACTTTTCAACATATCTCTTTTTTTATTGAATAATATTAATTCAAAATAGTTTTAACAAGTTTTAAATAAAAAAGTATATTTATAAACAACAAATTTGAAATTGTTAGTTGAATAGTAAAATAGAAAAGTCCCCAAAATAGCGATACAGAGTCTCTAAATTAGAGACTCTAGACAGTCACTCCCACAAATATGGTTGACCTAAATATATCAATAATTAACACATTTTGATATATTTAGGTCAAGCTGTCATCTAAATTCCATAAGAATATAAATACACGAGTGGTGTTGGATGTGTCCATGGTGTAACTTCTTCCTTTTTAATGTTTGGGTTTATATGTACGATTTGTTTAACTGGTTTCCCTAAGCAAAGATTATTGTCAACGTCCGCAAGTGATCCTTTTAACATCGGATCACAATACTTGTTTGATGTTCGAGTACACCATCTGCCAAGGGGCTGTTCTAACACTAAAAAGGATCTTTTCAAAAATTCAATCATACTTTATTAGTATAACTTTTTTTAGTTTGTACGTTTTAAATATTTTGATTTGCAACGTTTATATCTATAGAATATACTTGAGGTCTTGTGTCACAAATTTTTTTAGTTTAAAAAAAAAATGCGGAATATAAAAATACGGATTATCTGTGAGGAATTTGTCGGAGCTTGTTATTTAATAAGTTTATTGTGCTCTTGGGTGTATCACAACAGACGAACCCGTAAAGTATAAAATTTTAAATGGATTCCATACCACACCTTTTCACACTCGGACGTTTTGTGCATACATTTTATTGTGTACAATATAGGACAAAATAAAAAGTACTAAGAATAAAATTCGAAGACATTTGTACATGATACGTCCGGTTGTATCATATTTTAATTTTAAAGTATTATAAATGGCACTTTCTTCATTGGACAAAGATGTTGCAACAAGACTATTTCAAATGATATCTAAAAATGATGACTGTTTAGATTCTATAAAACAAGATCATTCTGCTTACGGAAAACTGGAGTTAATATTTTCTCAAATACAGTTTCTTCAACAACAAGCAAGACAAATCATTGATCAAGCAGAAGTTAACAAATTTCTAAATACTATAAAAGAAAAAAAAATTGTTGGTTGCACTTATTACTTATATACTCAGAATGGGAAAAAAATATTATCTATAATATCTTCAAGTGAATGGACTACTTTTGAAGAATATCATGGAGCATATCTATATGATTATGATCATAGTTTCAAGAAAATATAAAAAAATTTTAAATCTTTTTTTTTAATTTATTTTAAAAATCCAAGATATAACCAGGTCTGGTATACCTCCGTATGACCACGAATCTGAACTGCAATCTATCCTTAATTAAAAATATAAAATATATAATACATAATTATAACACATAATAAACATACTTAATTGTTATTTATAATTATATTTAAAAAAATAAAAACTTTAAACAAACATGTTAACAGTCTTTAACTATTTGTTATCCTCAACTCAAACTTGTGATGAAGTAAAGTTGGCCTACCAAAATTCAGAATGTTGTCAAAGTGAAGATGATACAAAAAAGGTATCATTTCCCAGTACTTTGAACACCATACAAGAACGTGGGAAACTAAAATGCGGAATCAAAACAGAACAATATGGTATGAGTTATTTAAACGTAGAAACAGGTAAATACAGTGGCCTAGACATAGAATATTGCAAAGGTATTGCCGCAGCAATTGGTCTTGATATAAAAACGGACATAGAATGGGTTTACACAACTGGTTTAAATAGATTTACAAAGCTAAATGACAAATCTATAGACGTTTTGATTCGTGCTTCTACATGGAATTATGATCGTGATATTGGTTTAAAATTGAGTTTTGGAGCTGTAAATTTTTTCGACGGACAAGGGTTCATGATAAGAGGAGATAAAATATCTCCCAAAACAACTTTTTCGGTTTCCGAGTTGAGGTCTTCATCCACACCTGTAAAAATATGCCTTACTCCGGGTACAACAACTTATACTAATGTTTTGAGTTATTTTAAACGAATGTCTATTCCTTATGAAGATATAAGGGCTGAAGGTGGTACAAACACTACACAACTATTTATAAACGGAAACTGTGATGTAATATCTGGCGACACATCTGCATTGGTTGCAAGAAAAGCATTCTTACTTTCACAAGCAGAACAAAGTGGGTGGTCGTGGGCTAAAGATGTATGGTTTGCAAAAGAAATTATATCAAAAGAACCACTTTCGGCTGTCGTTCGTGATAATGATTCGGAATGGAAACAAGTGGTAGAATGGGTATGGTATGCGATGATAACTGCCGAAGAAAAGGGATGGAGTAGTAATAATATACATAAAATGACGGCCAATTTACCCAAAATTAGCGCTCTCCCATCAAATTGGTTTCAAAATGTGATAAAGCACGTTGGTAATTATGGAGAAGTGTACTCTCGTTCGTTTTGTGATGGATTATATGATGGTGTTTCAGGATCCAGCAGTATGAATGAATGTTTATTACCTAGACGTGGCACACAAAATGCATTGGTGTCAGAAGGTGGGCTACAATTCGCTCCTCCATTTTCATATTTACCGGATGCCCCAGAGGATACGAATACCGTGAATTTGGGTTATATGGGATGGGGTGAAACTGCTCCGGCCCAATTTCAATCGTTTGCTGCTGCTTTTGATAAAGTTATAGAATACGCAAAAAAGGACATCGAAAATCAGTTTCCTGATTATAAATTAAATCTTGTAGTATCCCCTGCCGATTGTGGGTCGAGAGTTGAAAAAGCTACAAATGAATTGCTGAGTGCCAATGTCGTAGGTGTAGTTGGTATGATATGTAGTTCTGTCGCGAAATATTCAAATCCTTACTTTTCTCAAAAAGGTGTGCCTGTGATATCACCCGCCGCATCCAGTCCTGATCTTGGTGATAGCGTTAAGTATCCTTCGTTTTGGAGATTGGCAGTAAATGATGCAGATCAAGGGAAGGCACTCGTAAGTTTTGTTAAACATTCAAACGTTAAAAATATGTTAATAGTATATGTGGCTAATGATAATTATTCGGAAGGATTAAAAACAAGTGTTCTGAGTTCCGTTCAAAATGAAGGGATTCAGTTATGTTCGGATCCAGTTACAGTAAGCCAATTTTTAGATCTTACAAACGATGCGTTCAATACAAAACTACAAACATTTGTATCTTCTGGATGTGATGGTGTAATGTTTCTAACCAATAAATTGGATTCGTACATTACTCGATTGGGAGATATTAAACAAAAAATGCCAATTTATGGTGCTAACGGTTTAGCTGGAACGGAAATACTAAATGGTTATGTTGTTCCACAAAATCCAGAAGCCGGAACGGAGTTTAGCGACTGTAAAAACGATCCTAAATGTCGTAATGGTATATATTTAGGTGAACTTTATGATTCGTTAATGATAATGTTTAAGGCTGCTATATCATCTACATCCGAAGAAAGTATAGGAACTCGTATTCAAAAAATAGGGACAAATTATATGGGTATGTCTGGAAAACGAACGTTTCAGGACAATGGAGATGTTGTTTCGTATTTTAATTGGTGCCGTATGGAATCCGGTACAACGGTTTGCACTAAAACATGGGATTCTATTCAAGGTGCGAAGCAAGTATAAAAAAAATTTTAAATCTTTTTTTTTAATTTATTTTAAAAATACAAGATTCAAATGTGTGAAAACAAAACAAGTGCAACAATACTTTACAATGCTTTTGCTATTTTGCTATTCGGTCAGTTGAGAACTGGTACTGGCATATGGAATCATAATCAAAATGTTTTTAAAAGCATAAATGCGACTATCGTTTCAAGTTTATGGAAATCACAAGATTGTGAATGCTTTATGAAATCTATGAAACCAACATTATCTCAATGGTATTCTTCACACAATCTCAGTAATTCCTTTATCAATCCTAAAGTTCATGGTCACGTGTTAGAAATGTATTACACGATAAAGTTTGGAATTCATATGCTTATTCCACATCACCATACTTACATCATATTTTCTAGAACCGATTTGCACTTGGAACAATTTAACTATGTGGACATTGGAAACAATGTAATAACTTTTGGTGAAAAGGGATATGAATTCAAAGAACAATTCTGCGGACCCAATCCCATAGATTACTTCTTCTACACTACTCCACAAGTAGCATTTCATATATCTAACATTTACGATGATATTCGCAACATATATAATGATATATATTCACACATGAACTTTTTGGAATGGACAAAATTAGGCCGTAAAAAGGTTACCGAAAACATTGTACTCAATAATCCAGAAGGGTTTTTGTCCATGCAATTGAGTCGCCATAATATTTCATGCAAAGTCGTGAAATCTAAATTTAAAATCATGAAAAGCCAGAATAGTGTGTGGTACAAACAAAACATTAAGTATAAACTTTGCTGATCATCATGTTGCGTCTATGCATAAAGTCTTAAAATGATACATTTATGAAATGATGCGCAATGTTCAGATGGCGAACCAACTAAAAGTTTTCGTGTATAATATGTCCTCACAGTATAATGTATTCCGTTGAATAATTGTCCACGTGCTGAGTCCGGGGCTCGAACCCGAGACCTTCGGCTCATAAGACCGACGCTCTAACCAACTGAGCTAACCCAGCTGTTTTTGTATACAAGACCTG